CACCATTAGCAGTGGCTTGTGCAGCAAGGGTTTCATACCCTGTAAGCCCTGTCTCTTTATCCTCAATGGATAGCTTATCAACGACAACATCACCTTGGACCTCAACCTCGTATGGAAGGCCTAAGAAGTTGTAGGAATACACAAAACCTTTTCCATTGTCGTATACCTGTTGACCACCAACAACCTTTGTACTGTCTTTTGATGGATCAAGATCATTAGCCCATCCAGAAAGCTTACCAATGATACCTATGGGGTTTACATAGCCCAGCGCAGCCTGCAGACCCGAAGGAGCCATTCCGCTAGGTGTGAAATCATCGTTGCTGTTACCTGAAATGTTTTGAGAATTAGTAGTGGTGCTATTTGCAGAACCAGAATACACAGCGTTGCCATCATCATCGTTACCGCCGTAGCCGCCACCAGTGTTTTGCTGAACCACCTGACCTGCGTTACTACCGCTGTCATACGTCAGTGTACCGCCTACATATGAAGCGCCATCATTAGGGGTAAAAGTATTTGCAAGGCTTTCAGTGAAGCTATTGCCACCGCCAAAAGTATCTGCCCACGTTAAAGCCATTAGATCTTATCCTTTTCTTCTTCACATCTGCGGATACGATCTCGCAAGTAGATGTAGTTTTTTACAGCCTCATCTATTGCCGTAGCATCGGCAGGAAGGCTCTCTAATTCATTCGGCTAATTGGGTATTGAACCGGTCATCATACTGCTTGATTTGGGGACAGTATATTTCGAGTTGGGTTCTATAGACCGTTTGAGCGCAGCCGGTCAGTGATAGACTTGCGATCAGTAAGATTGTCGCTTTCATTTTCAGACATCGCCTTATAAAAATCAGCCGCCTTTTGCTGCGCCTGTAGTTCATCAGTCAGAACTTTATTCTTCTCTTTCGCCCGTCCTTTAATCTGCCCAAAAACATAGATAATGGGCAGAGCGAGGGCTAAGGTGGCAATGATGTAAGTCTTTACTTTGCCAAAGATGCTAAACATCAACCCCGTCCTTTTGGTCCTTCCACCGTGCGTATGCCGCCAGAGCGATACCGGCGATTGCACAGAGTAGGAAAATGGTCTTCAGGCTGTCAGCGTAGGCTACAAGTCCCTGTAACTGCCCTGCCATTTCGTTCAGGCCAGTGGCTGCACCAGCAATGCCTACACCGGCCATCGTCTTAGATTTACCTAGAGGTTTCTTGTCCTGTGCTGCAGGCTTCTGAGCCATTGGTACGTCAACGTCATCGCTGGGTAGCTGTGCGTCCAATGTGAACAATGCTGCCTCTGCAGAACGGCGGCGTGTAAGACCGGTAAGCGGCTGAAGTTTGCCACTAACCCGTGCTTTGTTCCAGCGCATCAATTGTGCCGGTACTGCAGAATAATCTCCAGCATTTAATTTTTTCCTCAGAGTCGATCCTGAGAAGGCACCACTACCAAGATTGAATACAAACGACACAAGAGCATCGAACTGGTACTGCGTTAAAGGTACATCGACCAGACGTTTAACATCGGCCTCGTAGATCTTCATGTCTTGCCGCAAAAGGTCTTCTGCCTCTTGCTTTGTAAGACGCATATTCTTCTTCACACCTTTAGTGTGGCCGTAGCCGATGGTGAGAATATTAGCAGGGCAGCGATATGGAACTACCATACCGTCTGGCCCTACTTTGTGCAGACCTTCAAACTTTTTGATTAAGTTAAGGCCTTGGTCAGAGATTGATTTTGGATGCATGTTTACCCGAATGTGTTAAAATATGGATCTTGTCTTTCCATCAGGCCGCTGTCGATTGCAGCCCTACGGTTGACCAATTGCTGCGGTGCCAGAGTACCCGGCTGTCGCCCTTGGCCTGTGTACCCAAGCTGATCCATTTGCTTGAGAAGTGAATTTACATTGAACATGTTTTGACCCAGCATTTGACCTTGTTGGTCAAAGTTAGCCAGTAATACGTTGCTCTGGTTATCCATCGCACGGCGTGTGGTTACGCCCTGTGCATCAATGCTTTCACGAACCAGTTTACCGTTTTGGTCAAATGCTTGTGCAAGCTGAGTGTATTGCTGACGAATTTCATCAGGAAGGTTTTCGCCCTGCGTTGAAAGCACCTGCTTAACTGTGTCCAAACGCCGTACTACATCGTCTTGTGCAGCCGCCTGTTCACGGGTTCCTGCGTCAAGACCAGAAGCAAGCTCACGGATAGTCTGTGTAAACTCTTGTGCGGTTACTGGTGCATCGGCTGCAGCCCTACGAGCTTGCTCATCAACCTGACCAGATACATTGTTAATGTCCCGGCTGGTGTCGTTAAAGCTGTCAGAGATCGTTTCACGAGTTTGGTTAAACCCACCAGTAACAGTATCCAGAAGCTCCGCACGGGTCTGGTTAGCCAGAGTAGTGTTAGCGTCATAGTTCTCACGGAAATCGTTGAGACCTGTCTGCATCCCGCCGATGCCGCCCATGATACCGGCTTGGCCTTCAGCAAGACCGCCGTAGTAGGTATCAGAGCGATCTGACATACCCTCAAGGTACGATTGCAGGTTAGTCTGACCACCAAGCACATTAGCAGAAAGATCTGTGAGGTTCTGGTTCTGCGTATCGAACTGTGTGTTTACGTTCTCGTTAACGCCAGCAAAGCCTGTGTCGAGAGTGCTGTCTACCGTATCAAAACGGTTAGTCATGTTACCAGAAATGTCTGTCAGGTCATTCCGAATATCCGTCTGGCCCTCTGTGACATTGTTCAAGGATTGGTTCATATTGCTGAACCCGGTATCCACAGAACCCTGTACGTTGCCCAATGTAGTGTTCACATTATCAATGCGTCCACCTACATCAGCGAAGCCTGTGTTGGTTGTACCCTCAAGACTACCAATACGGTTCTCAATACCAGAAGTATCTACAACCTGTGTAGTAACAGATGTCTGCGGTATGGCTGCAATATCTGCCCGAATATCACTCTGGCCGGTACTAAGATTTGCCTGATTATCAAGCATGGTGCCTTGGTTGCTTTTAATTTCTTCACCTACAACCGCAGCATCTGCAAAACCCGCATCAGTGTTCGCATTGACAGCGGTAACACCACCTTGAACACTGGCATCTACTTGCTCTGCAGATGCACCGCCACCACCGCCCTTATAGGCAATCAGGCCAGAGGCCCGTGGGTGCAGATACCGGTAGGGCATAAAAGGGTTATACAGTTGCATCTAAATCTCCATGTCGAAAACATAATATTGAGTTTTGTATTTGTTGCCTTGCCTAGAACTGAGCGTCTGAAGGCGTCTTAACCAGCCCTTGCGTCCCCATACTTGGAGATGCGAACAGCCGTTCTTTTTGGCAAAGTCCTCAAACAATCTGTGATCTGCTTCGACCTGCTTGAGTGAAACACCATTGGTGGTGTTGGTGATGATCTGACACGTTTTTACGTTCTTCTGTGTCAGAAATCTAAGGGTGGTTGTGCAGACTATCCTGCTATCCAGGTCCAGCGTGATCCACACAAAGACTGTACCGTTTATGGCGTCCTTGAAGAGATCAAATATAGACATCTCATCAATCCCGTGGGACAGTGCTTTGTCTATGTCGCCTTGTATGGAAGGCCATACATGCAATACTTCTGGAGGGGTTAGCAAAACAGTCCGAAACTCTAGGGTTTCATCTGTCATAAGTGCCTAAATTTGTTGATAAATTATGTTTTTGAGTATAGCACTTATGAGGGTAGGTTGCAAGGGGTTTATGAAACTCTTCTTAAACTGATTGCCCCCATCAAAACAGAAGGAGGTACGTTAGAGTTAGAATAAGTATATCTTTGTGATGTGCTTGCGCTTGAGACTAGAGTGTTCGAGACTTGTGTAAGAGAGCTATCAACGTAAGAGACTGCCCCATAGCGGTATGGAGAATTTGAGTAGTTTACATTATAGTCGTTTTCACCCGGTGCAACCCCGCCCCAATATCCGCCGCCGCCGCCGCCTTCATATTGCGTCCCTCCACCGCCGCCAAAGCCTCCAGCAGAGCCGCCCAGCCCGCCACTACCATCCCAGCGGTTATCGAATCTTGTGTAGTAGCTATTGGTACTAGCTTCAAAACTCAAACCCCCTCTGAATGCTTCTACATGAAGGTTTCCGTTCAAATCCAAAGCGGGTGCGCCGTAACGGTATTCCTTTCCCGCTGAATAATCTTGGTGAACATTTGTGCTTGACCACCGACTGTCTACAATATTCCAATCACCAGCTTGTCCATAGAAATAGTAAGGTGTTGTTTTCCAACTAGCCCCGTAGGCACCCCTACCACCAACCTTTGTCTGGTAAGCAGGTAAGCTCGGAATGCGGTCGGTAGTAGTTGCGTAGGTATGGTCAAGTGCATCGGCACCGGCATTATTATTCCATTGGCTCCAATTTGAGCCACCCCCACCCGCCGCAATAACAAGAGGTGTTACGTCTGATCTGTTGAAATAATTACTTTGGCTACCCTCGTCGCCTGCTGCTTCATCCCATTTAAAAACCCAAGAGGCTCCACCACCGCCTCCAGCGACACTACTACTATAGCTGCCGTTTGATTCACCACCTCGTTGACCAACAACTAAGCCAAGAACATCCCCTTTTTCTAAACTGGCGTCAACGACATACTCATATGGCCTACCACCAGCATCACTTAGATCAGATTGATTTTCGCCGGGGCCACCATAAGCACCTTTAACGGTTAAACGATATGTACCTGCTACAGGAATTGTCAGCTTCTGAATGCCTTCTCCGAGAACGTCGAAATCATCAGTTGTGGAAAGGAAAGGACTACCACTATATTCAGCCGACGCCATCGAATAGGTCGGCCCTAGAGAACCCCTCGCTGTTGCAGAATTAAAGCTATAAGTGGTGCCTAAACTCCAATTCCAAGACGGTGCATATTTACCCCCACCAACACCACGACCAAAGCCTCGCACAGAGCCGCCACCAAGCGAACCAAGCATGGGCGCATATAGGATTTGCGGCTTCTTAGGAATAATCAAACTCATTGCAGTTACTCCTTATTCAAATGCTGCGACTGAAGCCAAAACTGTAAAGGTAGCATCCGCTGTTTTGATGATTGTGAATGAGTATACATCGATGCCAGAGGCCGTACCTTCTGTTGGCGCACCGCCCTGCCATTTCGGCGTGACTGTGGAACCATCTACTTGGATTGTGTTGAGGTAATAAGCAGTGGAGCCTTGGGTCATTAGGACTGCGCCAGTAACAGACTGATTGATCCCAAGATTTGCGTTAACATCGGCAAAGTTGATTGTGCGGTTTGCCGTTTGGTTAGCTGAATAGTAAATTACGCCATAATTCGTTGTATAAAAAGTGATAAGACCCGAAGTTGTAAAGCTTGTACCTACCTTCTCATAAACTTCCTCAATGTCTAATGTACCGTTTACAGCCAAGCTCTTGTTCAAGCTCATTTGCTGATCTGCATCAGACCACTGGAAGTTAACCCCAGCACCTTCAATCGTAAGACCAGCACCGTCAGCCGCTGCACTGTTAGCTGCGCCATCTGCAATCGTGATGTTGATGTCAGCAATGTCGAGCGTAGTAGAGTTAATAGTTGTGGTAGTACCTGTTACAGTCAAGTCAGGGATCGTAACCGCACCAGTAAATGTAGCACCGGCTAGTGGAGCGTAGTTAGCGCCCTGTGCAGCAACCGCAGCAATCGATGTTGTACCTTGAGCGGCCACCGCAGCTACTTGCGTATCACCCTCGGTAATAATAGCAGAGACAGTATCTGGTACGTTTAAAGCCTCAACCGCTTTGCCCAAAAACACTAAGTCTTTAGGGTCTGTAGTAGACGCAGCTAATGACTGCGCTTTGGTATCAATCGCTGTTATGAGCGTACTAAAGTTAGTGTTAGTTGTAGGCATTGGATTAGACTCCTAAGTTCAATAAGTTTTCGTCCTCAAGAGCCTCTACCTTGAGATTGAGGCTAATATCGGATGTTTGATAATCGGATTGGTTTACGTTAAAATCTGATGCGGATGCGCCCCCAGAAACTTCTGCTAGGGAGATTTTGCTGTCTCGCATCAAGTCGGCTAATAGTCGTGCTTTACTCATGGGGATACCTCAGTGTTAGGGCTTAACAGGCCAATCCGTTTCTTCTAAAAATGGAAAGTCTGCATGGTCGGTTATATTCCTCAGATTTTCCCTATAGGTTACCATATCAGCGGGAATCGCTGTGGACGTTTCAGAGGCTTTTGTTGCAACCCAATCGGTCTGTGCAAGTAATGCATTTCTGCGATTTCTAACATTTTGTGCTGCCATGAGAGAATCGGGCGTATCACGGGCAACCGCCGTAAATGATTCCCAAACAACACCATAGGTGTCCATCGAATACCCAGAACTCTCATAAGTATGGGTAGGGTTATCTGGATACTTTTCATGTTTACAAAACTTAGCGTATCCAAGTTTCTTTAAGGTATCCGCTGTAGCTTCAGGATGGATTAAGACCAGACTACTCCATGTAATAGGGTGATCTACAGGTGCGCCATCGACTATTTTTATTACTAAATTATCCATCTCAACTTCCTTGATTTTTTGTTGGTACATTTTCTGATGGGTTTACTGAAAGTACCGTATAATCTTCAGGCTTGAATAAGCTGGAGTACGTCAAATAAACCGGGGATTTATAGGCGGCTTCTTTTGCATCGTATGCCTCAACCGCCGTATGCTGCCCGACAATGCCAGAAGGGCTTTTGTATATTACATCAAAATAAGCCATTAGGTTGCATTACTTGGGAAGCTACGGCCCGGACCCCAGATGATTCTTACCGCCCCAACACCTCCGTGGCCTCCGGTATATACGCCAGAGTACGATCCGCCGCCGCCTGCGCCATAGGCTCCGCCATTACCACGGGTAGCGGACCACACCCCATCACTACCACCGGAGCCGCCCCCGCCTGAGCGCCCTCTATTGTAACTTCCGTAGTTACCGAGGGGGTCTTGTACCTGTCCGTAGCTAATTCCATCAGCACCAATGCCTAAGATGCCAACACCGCCGCCGCCGCCTTGGAGCCAGTTATTGTTTGAACCCCCGTGTCCACCCGCACCAGACCCACTAGCAGGCTGTGCCGCTGCAACATTGTAACCGGGTGGGCTTGCGCCATCACCGTTGTAACCGCCAGCGCCAGCACCGCCCGTCCTTTGTACGGTGGCCTGACCGGGTTGGTTTCCGCCTCTGCCGCCGCCGTCACCCACGAAGGAAGCCTTGGAAGCTACAGTAGAATCAGTGTTAGGAAAACCACGAATACCCCCCTGTGCGGAGACCACAGTAAGATTACTGGGATCTAAAAATCGGCTTTCTGAACCATTGTTTCCATAACCGTTGTCTGTTGTACCGCCGAGTCCACGGTCACCCACTGTAACAGTCCAGCTAGCCCCCGGTGTAACAGCTATGTTATTTTTATAACCAAGAGCACCGGCACAGCCACCACCGCCATCATGGTCACCAGTTCCACCGCCGCCGCCGCCAACGCAAACAGCACTAATAGAAGTGACCCCGGCAGGAATGGTAAAGGTGTAGGTTCCGGGAGTGGTATATGAAGTTTCCCCAATAGCAGCCTGAGTATAAGAAGCTACTGTTGAATACTCTGAAGATACATCATTAGCGTCAACATGTTGGGCACGGACGTAGTATGTAGTACCAATAACACCTGTAAAAGAAGGTGTATAGGATTCTAAGTTGGATGTATCTAACAAAGACTCTTCAACAATAGTGCTAAAATCAGAAACAGTGGAAATCTGCCAATTTGTACTTGCGTGTGTAGTAGCTTGAGCAAGAGAAGCTGAATAAGAAGATGTCGTGTAGCTAGTTTGGGTCACAGTTAACACTGGAGTTGCTACGAGTACGTCAACTAGAGTAGATGTCTGGGTGAAAGTACCACTTACATTTCCAAGATTATCTGTAGCAAAAACAGTTACTACGAAGTCATCACCCACGGAACCAGTTGGTACAGGATGTGTCACTGTAGCAGAATTATTAGATGCAGAAACTGTAGTTTCAGACCCACCTTCTACAGTATAGGTGAATGAGGCTATAGTTGATCCAGACACACCCGGCGTTGCAGAAAACGTAGAGGAACTTGCTACACCGACAGGAATATTAGCCCCTAAACTGTTAGTGGGATTAGCAATTACTGTAGAAGTGACCACACCTACAAAGCTATCAGCCGTAATTGAACCAGACACTACTAAATTACCCGAAGAATCTACATTTGCTAATTCAACCCAAGAACCCGCATGGGCAAAATACCCTTTACCTGTCGCATGAACATGGGCAAACATGCCGTGGTAATCAGCAGCGGCGGGAAGGTCAGCTAGGGTGCTATATACATTAGAGTATGTGATTTTATTTGTGCCAAGGTCGATGTCACCTGTAAAAGTAGCTCCAG